CGTCGCGCTCGGTCTCGAAGGCCGTGATCAGGCCCTCCACCTCTGTGCGCTGTTCGTCCGTTTCCACCTCATCGATGGCGCGGGTCAGCTCCAACTCGCGGTTGGCGAAGCCAGGCAGCTTGCCCCTGAGCTCCTCCAGGGCCTTGCGCTTGTTGTCAAGCCTCTTTTTCAGCAGCAAAACCTTCAATGCCATGCGAAATCCTCTCTTTCATGGTCGATTTCCACGCGGACAGGCCACGCGCCAGCAGGGCGTCGCGCTGCCTCTCACGAGCGGAGATGTTCGTAGCCTCATAGGCCGGGAAGGTACAGGCGGACACCTCGAACAGGTTCACCTCGGTGATCGTCCAGTGGATGGAACCGTCAGGTCGGAAGTCGGTTTCCTCATTGACGATTTCAAATCCAAAGGAACACTGGTCCACGTCGCCGCGCTTCACGCGCTCATACAGGTTCATGGCGTCGCCGTCGTTCGGATTGATTGCGACGTCGCCCCACAGGCCGCGCTCGTCTTCGGTCAGCTTCAGCGTTCCCGCCTTCGTGCGTCCAAGGACCAGGGTGGCGTCGTGGTTGACCAGCGCCCGGATGTCGTTCGAGAGCGTCCGGGAAAAAGCGCCCGGGGCGATGGATTCGCTCATGCCAGGCGCGATTTCGTAGTTGGAATTGAACACGGCGAAGTAGCCCGTGATGTGGGGTGTGTCGCCGTCCTGTCTCGTTGTGAAGCCCGCGGGCACCGTGCGCAGTTGCCTGATGTTTCGATCCATGCTCTTCACTCCTGATTTAGCTTGTTCTGCTTGCCGATCATGTCCACGGGGATGTAGTTCTCCAGCACCTTGTATTCCTTCAGGCCGGCTGGGGCCAGGTGCATGCGGTCGCGCCATTCGTCGCCGTTCACATAGCCGCGGTCGGCTCCGGAGAGCATGATGTCGGAGATCTGCTTCAGGTCATAATCGATCAGGCTCCAGTAGTTCAGCACCAGGTACCACTTGGGACTGAGGATCAGTGCCCGCGTCAGTTCCTGCTGGATGATCAGCGCAATAGACTTGATTCGCGTCTGAATGAAGCTGTTCCACTCGTCCCGCTTAAACTCGCCCACGCCCAGCAGGTAGGCCGGTACGCCGATCACGGCGGCTACGGTGCGCTTGTCGAGCTCAATGGTGTCCTTGATGGCCAGGTCGGCCAGCGTCAGAGGCTTCACCTGCTGAACCTCGATCTGCTCCGCTGGAATCAGCCACGGCGCGCCCTGGTAGGGCGGTCGAACGTAGCTCTCCAGGAATTTCCGGCGCTTCTCCGCATCGCCGAAGATGTCGCTGGTGCTGTCCACCTTCACGATGATGGAGGGCTTCCACTCGCTGGACAGGAACGCGCTCTTGGTTGCCTGGGCCTGCTTCAGGTTGCCGGCGATGTCCTTGAGCGTCACCGTCACGCCCCGCCCCTTCCACAGGTATTCCGGATCGGGGTTGTAGGCGAAGTGCAGCACATCTTCAGGAGAGTGGGGGAGACCGTCGATCAGCACGCTATAATCCCTCCGGGAGCCGCCCAGGGGCTGCAGCTGCACCCGGCTGGCTGCGATGGGCTCCAGAGATTTGAGAATACCATCCTCGGTGTGGGGCACGACGATGCTGTTGCCCTTGCCGTACAGCAGCAGGTTCATCACAATGGCCGACATCCACTGCATCCTGGTCATGGTGCCGCAAGGCGTGATGTCGATCATCCGGCTCAGCTCGTTGACGATTCGCACGTCGCCGTCGCCGGTGTTGCTCATCAGGTGGATGGTCATGCTCCCGATCAGCTCCGCGATGCGCAAACATGCTGTCTGAATTTCCGGACACTCGCTCAGCCGCGTATAGCCTGTGGGAAGGCTTCCGTCTCCGCAGAGCCACAGGGCGAACGCGGAGGGGTTCGCGGTGCTCACTGCTTCCCGCCGCTGCCGCTTCGGTTTCCTCTTGCTCATTTATTCACCATTTCCATTCCTTCTTGCGTTTGGCCGTGCCCTCCAGCATCCGCACGCAGGCGAACACGGAGGCGTCGAACAGGTCGATGCGGTGCTCAGGCTGGACCTTCTCATACTGGATCAGGTCATCGGTCTTTTCGATGGCCCGCACGTTGGCCACGCAATACTCATAGGCTTCCGAGTGCAGATAGTACAGCTTTCCGTCTTTGGCAGCTTTCTCGATGTGCCGGAAGCCCTTGCTCTTCAGCATGTACAGCTGGGGCTGATGTACGATCTTGAAGCCCGCCTGCTTCATCAGGGGGATGTATTCTTCGCCAGCGAACTTTTCGTCGTGGCCAACCTCCCGGATCTTGAAGCCCTTGCTTCTCATGGACACAAACCACTGCACTATGTCGGCATAGTTGACGGTGGGGGAGTTGCAAAGGGTCAGCCAGCCGTCGTCCGCCCAGCCGAACAGAGGAATGTCGTCCTCATCGGCCTTGCGCGCTGCCTCCGGACGCGGGAAGAATGCGTGGGTGATGATAATGTCAACACCCTCATAGCTTCCGTACAGCGCCGCCGCGGTCAGGTCGTGCACGCGGGACAGATCCGCGCCGCCATACCAGTCGATGGGCAGCCTGGCCAGCTGCTCCAGCGTCCAGCTGAAGGCGGCGTCCGAAGCCTTGAACTCGTTCAGGTCGAACCAGGCGTTCATGGCCGTGGTGTAGATGTTCAGAGATCTACTGAGAAAGTCCTTGCGCTGCTGCGGGTCGTTCTGGGCCTGCAGCGCCTCGTTCATGATGTCCGCCGGGCGGATCGTCACGTTGTAGGAGGGATTGGCTTTAGCGTGCTGCTCCGCGCTGGTGTAGTCCACATTGCCCTTTTCATCCTGGTCAGCTCTGGCCACGAAGGCAAAGAAGGAATCATCCTTCACCTGACCGGTCAGCACCTTCACAGCGTACTCCACCCGGCGATAGCAAAAGCTGTTGATGTTGTCGCCGGCTGTGGTGATGCCGATCATCAGCTTGTTGGTGTAGGCCTTGCCGGCTTCCTTGAAGCGGTTGTATTGGCTGGCCCGCTTGAATGCCTGGATCTCGTCGGCGATGGAGATGGGCGCGTTGAAGGAATCCTGGGCGTCAGGATTACTGGCAAGCGCCTCGATGTGCAGGTAGCCACAGGGTATGCCATCCTCGTCGGTAAAGTCGCAATGCACCGAATGCTCCGCGTTGTTGTTCCGGATCTTGAACTCGCCCGCCATGCCCTGGTAGCGGATGGCATAGAGGATGTCGTTGAAGCTCTCGCAGGCCTGCTTAAGGCTTGCGGCCACAATGTAGATCGTGACGCCGCTCTTGTGCTCCAGCAATCCCAGGCCGAACGCCAGCGCCGCTGCGAACAGCGTCTTGCCGTTCTTCCTGGGCACGTAGATGAACGCCTCTTTGAATCGGCGCTCCCGTTTTCCCCGATAATAAAACCCCAGCAGGTTGTAGATGATGAACACCTGCCAGGGCAACAGAATAAACGGGGTGTTGGTCAGGGGCTTGCCGTCCAGGGTCTGCCCCTGCTTATGGACCATCAGGCGCTCAATGACGCCACATACAAAGTCGGCGTCCCTGGTGCGCAACACCAGGTCTTTTCTCTCCAGATCGTCCAGGAAGCGCTTCGCTGCGGCCTGCACCTCTGCGCCAACAATGCTCTCCCCGGCAGCGGCTGCCTTAGCATAGGCCACGGCGATGCGCTTATAGTTCTTTCTCTTAGCCAAGCCCCTTCAAGGCCTCGGCGAGCGCCGACTTCTTGCGCTGCTTCATGGCCGCCTCATCGATGCGCTTCAGGCCAGCCGGGGTCAGGCCCAGGTCGCGCCAGTAGGCCAGCACGTCGCGGTTCAGGTCGTTGATCAGCCGGAGGCAGGGGTTTTGTTCCACGTTTGTGGCTCCGGCCTTGTTGGTGTGGTTCACAAGCACGTTGCCCCCGGATTCCTCGAAGAGCTGCTGAGCGTAGTCGCGGCGAGCCAGGATGTCCGCCAGTGTGGCGATGATGTCGTCAAACCACGGCCTGTAGGTGCCCGCTTGCTGGCAGCTCGCTGTGATCCGCGCACTCCACTCGCTGCGCTCCATGCTCATCACCTCCAGGGTATATATAGGGTGGCACGCCGTCCGTCGCGTGATCGAAGGATCGGATACCGTTAAAAAGATCGATGTAGTCCCGCACCAGCTGCCGGTCCACCGTGATGACGGTGTTTTCGCTGCGTGGGTTGGTATTTACGTTGGCGGAGGATTCGATCAGACAATCGAAGCGGTCGCCTACGATGGCCATGACTTTTGAATGATTCCGGAACACCGCCAGGCGCCCGCCGCATTCCCGCGCGAAGTCCAGCGCGGCGTCATATACCAGGGGATAGCTCCCAGGGAAGATCTCACCGACGAAAAAGTCCACCCGGCCCAGCATGCCACGCTGGTGCCATTCCCGAAGATCTTCCACATCCTCCCCGGCCATGCACCAGGTGGACAGGGCCAAATAGTGCACGCGCTGCTGCCGCAATACGTGCTTGAAATAGGTCAGGCTGTCCACATCTCCGAAGGAAAAGCAGTGGTAACAGTCGCCCTCCCTGAAATGCCAGTCAAGCTGTGCAGACAGCGCTGCCTCGCTGGAGGCCTTGCGGGTCAGGTGACGGTGCCCCCAACGATGGGAGACGCGGATAGGGGAGGATCCCTCCTCGGCCGGCTCCTCCTCCGGAGGCTCATCCGGGACCTGAGCGAAGCTGATCCCAGGCAGGCTGAAGGACAGGTTCACAACCTCCAGATTGAATCCAAAGTCCGGTTTCTTCTCCACACCGTTACCCCCTTTCCCCAAAAATCCCGCGCACTTGGAAAAACTTCCCCCCACCGGTCCCCAGGGAGAGGTGGGGGAGAGCACTTACCGGGGGGGAGTCCCGCACCGCTCACTGGTATCGCTCGGGCACCTCCACGCCGGCGCGCCTGGCCACCAGCTTCAGCAGTCGTTTCCCCTTGTCGGTCAGCGCGCCGGTCACGCGGTCGTGCATCTGATCATGGACGTCTCCAGCCAGCGAAACCAGATTCCATGTCTTCCACTCATACTCCGGAAATTCGTCACGGGGAAAGGCATGGTGTACGGTGTCCGCCGCGGCGCGCTTTCCGTACCTTTTGGACCACTGGCAGGCATATCCATCCCGCCTCAATACCGCCTCCCGCAACCGCTTCCACCGGGGCGTTTTATAGAACGCATCAGCCTTTTTCATGTTTCACGTATAACAAAACGGACGCCCTCTCGGCGCCCGTCTTCGACAGCATAGATTATAGCATTCCACCCCGATGAACTTCAACGAAAACCAGCGAAAAAACGCGACGATTACGCGCACGGTACGCGCACGAACGGCAGCGCCTTCCCGTGGAGAATCTGGACATTCCGCACGGAATAGTGCATCCGGCTGGCCACGTCGCCCCAGGACAGTCCGTCCAGGTAATACAGCTCCAGCACCTCGCGCCCCAGGGGATCGTCCACGCCGTCGATGGCGTCCATCACTTCGCGCTTGATTTGGCACATCTCGCGGATCTGTTTCTCCAGGCGCAGCTCGATGTCGATCATGTCGTCTACCTTGTCCGCCCAGCGCCGCCGGCTCCCAGGGATCCCGGACAGATTGGCCACCCGTCCGCCCAGCTGGCCGCGCATACGCTCCAGCCGCTCGCGGGTCTCCTCGATCCTTCGGTCGATTCGGCGTGCCCGTACCAGAAACTCTTTCGCCGTCATGTCGTCCATGTCCTCCTAAACCGGCAGCGTAACGGTGAAGCGCCGGCTCTCAGCCACACGGCTGAACCGCTCGCACAGCTCCGGCATGGCCTTCTTCAGCGCTTTCACGTCCACGCTGCTGGTGATGATCAGTTTGTACTCCAGCTGGTAACCGTCCAGCTCCAGCGTCTCCAGCTTCTCCTCAATCATGTGATCCCGGCACATATCCTTCAGCGCGTCATACTGGGCCTTGGCGGCGTCCAGCTTTTTTCTTGCCCTTCCAAGCTTTTTCAGGGTGTCCTTCAGTTCTTCCCTCGTCAATATCCTTCGCCCCTTTCTTCATCCGCCCCGCGTCTGTCGCTTCACCTGGCCGCTTCATCGCGCCGCGCAGGATCTCCAGCGCTTCTTCGAGCCCCGCCAGCATACCGTCGCTGTACCCGGCTTTATAACCGGCTTCCTGCCCGGCCCGGTAGCTCTTTTCCTTCCCAAACAAGCATGCCGCCTCCCTGGTGATGCTAGTCCAATTATACCATAAACCCACGAACGTTTGTGCGATTTGGCGCAACTTTGCGTCTTTTTTCATCCTGAAAAAAGCATG